CCAGCGACACGCCTGCGCTCGCCAACATGGACGCTGCGCTGTCGTCTGCCGATCCATCCGCCGCAAACGTGCTGGCGGCATTCGGCGCGCAACCTGACGCGGCGCGGACGGCTGAACTGTCGGACATCGCGCGCGGTGACCTTTCTGTGCCTCACCAGATGGCGCGTGCTGGCTTCCAAGGGCTGACGTTCGGTTTCGGTGACGAGGCTATGGCGCGGGCATCTGCGGCCATCGACGGTCAAGACTATGATGCCGAAATCGCGCGCGAACGTGCGATGCTGGACAACTTCCGCGAGGATCGGCCTGCGCTTGCCTACGGATCGGAGATTGCTGGCCTCCTGGCAAACCCGCTGTCCCGTGTTGGCATCGGCCAAGGCAGCCTCGCGCGGCAGGCGGTTCAGAGCGGAAAAATGGGCGGGCTGCTTGGCGGTCTCTATGGCATCGGCACTGCGGAAGGCGGGCCAGTGCAGCGCGCTGTGGGCGCAATTGATGACGCGCTGATCGGTGGCGGTGTCGGGCTTGCGCTGCCCGCCGTAGGGGCTGCTGTTGGCCGTGGCGTGGACGCTATGCGGCAGTCTCGCGCTGCCCGTGCGGCGGCTCGCGCTGCGCCGTCTCTGGACGATATCCGGGCGGCAGCAACGCGGCTTTACGATCAGGCAGACACGGCAGTCATGCCCCGTCAGGGATTGCTTGCGACAGCGCAGACCGTGCAGGACGATGCCGCACGCATGGCAATGGACCCGATGCTTACGCCGACTGCGGCGCGCGTCGTGGACAACGTGACCGATGCCGCGACATCGCCCGAACCCAACATCACGTTCCGAGAACTGGACATTCTCCGCCGCCAAGCCGGGATTGCGGCTGGTGATGTAGCCAACCGTCCGCAAGCGGCCATTGGCATGCAGGTGCAAGAGGCAATCGACCAGTTCGTTGAGAATGCCGATCCTGGCACCGCTGCCATCGTGCAGGAAGCCCGCCAGTTGTGGGGCCGTCTGCGGCGTAGCGAAATCATCGAGCAGGCTATTGAACGCGCAGGCCGTCAGGCGAGCGGCTTTGAAAACGGCATCCGCATCCAGTTCCGGCAAATCCTGAACAACCCCAAGGTTGCGCGCAGCTTCACGCAGGCAGAGCGTGACGCGATGGAGCAGGTCATCCGGGGGACGCCTGTTGGAAATGCAATGCGATGGCTTGGCAAGTTGGGGGTCAGCCTCACGCAGAACACGAACGCGCTCGGGGCCACGCTTGGCGCAGGCGCTGGCTTCGCGGCTGGCGGCCCTATCGGCGCTGTCGCGCTTCCTGCGCTTGCGTCGGTCGCCCGTGCGGGGGCAGAACGCACCACGACAAACGCCGCTAACGCGCTTGTGCCGCTGATTGCGTCTGGCACCGTTCCGAACGTGCCGCGCCTTGCGCCTGCGATGGGGCAGGCGGCGGGATTGCTTGGCAATGCTGCCGCGCGTCCTCTCAGCCCAGAACTAAGCCTGCTAGGACCACAGTAAGCGCAGGCACGATGATGCCAAGGAGCGCGCCCCACGGCGCGTCCTGATGGTGATGCACGTTCCACAGCCTGTGGAGCGATAGCACAAGCATAACCGACAGCATGTTCGCGCAGAACACAGCCGCGACGATCAGGACAAACGTCTCGTTATCCATGAAGCCTCCAGACCTCCCATTATAGGGCGGGCTGCGGCGTCGTGCAATCCAAAGGTTTCCCGATGCAGCTTGAAAAACTGACAGACGACCAAATCCAGAACACGCTTGAACGTGCGATCAAGGATGCGGTCAGTTTTGTCGAGAGCGAGATTGCCGACGACCGGATCAAAGCCCAGAGGTATTTCCAGGGCGAGACGGACGTGGGCCATGAGGATGGCCGGTCAAAGGTCGTCGCCACGAAAGCGCGTGATGCCGTCCGGGCGGTGAAGCCTGCGCTCATGCGTATCTTCCTGCAGTCTGGCCGGCCGGTCGAGTTTGCCGCGCGCAACCCGCAGGCGGCACCGGGCGCAGATCAGGCGACGAAATACGCGCAAGCTATCTTTGAACGGAACGACGGGTTTTCCGTCCTGCTGGACGTGATTCATGACGCGCTTGTCAAGAAGGTCGGCATCGTCAAGGTGTTCTATGACGAGACGCCCGAAGTCAAAATTGACGAGTATTCAGGACTGTCTGCCGATCAATGGGCGCTGATTACGTCCAACCCGGATATCGAGGTTCTGGAAGAGGAAATCGAGGTTATCCAGTCCATTACGCCAATGGGGCCGATGGAGGAAACCCGCATTGAGGGCAAGGTCGCGCTCACGTCCACGCGCGGCGAAATCAAGTTTGAAAGCATCCCGCCCGAGGATTTCTTCATTGACCGCGCGGCGAAAGACATCACGCGGGCCTACGTCTGCGGGCATTCCACCGAAGGCCGGATCGGTGACTTGGTGGAAATGGGCTTTCCGTTCGAGGACGTGATCGACTTCGCCGGAACCAAGGGCTCCAGCACGGGCGACGAAGAGGAACTAGAGCGCACCGGATGGGATCAGACTGACGACGATGATGGCGGCGAAGATCCGACCATGCGTCACGTCGTTATCACTGAAGCCTACATGAAAATGGACATTGAAGGCACGGGCATTCCGCGCCTCTACAAGTTCATCTGCGCGGGCGACGATTACAAAATCCTTGACTATGAGCTTTGCGACTACAGCCCATTCGCGGTGTTTGAAATCGACCCGGAGCCGCATTCGTTCTATGGCCGCTCGCTGGTTGACATCATCGAGGATGACCAGGACGCATCCACGGTCCTCCTGCGTGGCCTGCTCGATAGCATCACTTGGCTCAACAACCCGCGAATGGAGGTTGTGGAAGCGCAAGTGAATATGGACGACGTGCTGAACAATGAGTTCGGCGGCGTCATCCGCACGAAGGCACCGGGCAACATCCGCGAAATCACGATGGGCGGCGCGTCAACTGCCGCTCTGCCCGCGATGCAGTATTACGACGAAATCATCCGCACCAAGACCGGCATCACGGGCGCGGGCATGGGGCTGGACGTTGATGCACTGTCGTCGCAGACGGCGGCGGGCGTGCGGCTGGCAGATCAGACGACGAATGCGGTTGCTGAGTTGATGGCGCGCGTCTTGGCCGAAGGCGGGATGAAACAGCTTTTCCGCACCATCGTCCAGCTTGCGCGGCAGCATCCGAACCCCGGCGAAATGATCCGGGTGGACGGACAGTTTGTGCCCGTCGATCCGCAATCCTGGGCGACGGACTTTGACCTTGTGGTCAATGTGGGCATCGGCACCGGACGCCATGAGGAACGCATGGTCGCGCTCGGGCAGGTGATCCAGATGCAATTGCAGGCATGGTCGATGGGCGGGCCGCAGAATGGCCTTGTCGGATTGACGAACATCCGCAACGCGCTGGCCGATGCTGCCATGCTCGGCGGGCTGACGAACCCGGATCGGTATTTCAAGCCGATGAACCCGCAGATTGAACAGCAGTTGATGCAACAAGCCGCACAAGCCGCACAGGGCCAGCAACAGAACGACCCGACCAAAGCCTTCATGCAAGTCGAAATGGCGAAGGTGCAGCAAAAGGCACAGGCCGACGTGCAGAAGGCGCAAATTGCCGCTCAGAAGGCGCAGGCTGATACGGCTTTGGAAGCGCAGAAGATGCGGATGGACGACGACCGCGAGCGGGACAAGATGAACCAACAACTGATGTTGGAAATCGCTGACTTGCTCGGCAAATACGGATTGCAGGTCAACCCGGCTGCGATCCTGGCGCAACAGGCAGCCCCGAGGTTCTAACCGTTGACAATCGAGCAAAGGGCCTCTGAGGCCCGCCGCCTTTTGGCGGACGATGGGCTTTTGTCCGTATTCAATGACATTCGGAGCGATGCGGCAAGCGTGTTTTTGCGCCCGTCCGCAACGCCCGACGAAATCTCTGCCGCCCATGAGAAGGTCCGCGCGGTGGAGTTTATCCAGAACGCCCTACAGGCGCGGATCAACGAAGAGACCTTCGAGCAGCGAAAAGGAAATCAGCACCGTGGACGCCACGACTGAGGAAAGCCTTGTGCAATTCATTCTCGGCGGGGAACCGCAACAGGATGAGGAAGCGGCAGACAATGAAGATACCGAAGCGGCACCGCTAGATGCGACCGACGAGGAAACCGGAGAAGAGGCCGAACCGGAAGAAACAGAGGCCGATGACGAGGACGTTGAGGAAGCCGAAGAGCCTGATGCTCCTGAGCAACCAGAACTCATTACCGTCAAAGTGAACGGCGTTGAGAAGAAGGTGACGCTCGAAGAGCTAAAACGGGACTACTCCGGTCAGCAATACGTCCAGCAGCGAATGCAGGAAGCCGCCGCGAAAGTCAAAGAGGCGGAACAACTTCAGCAAACGCTCGCCCAGGAGCGACAGGCAATTCTATCGCTTGCGCAGCAACTTTCGACGCAGGGCGTTGTTCCTCCGCCGAAACTCCCCGACCCGAAACTGGCTGAAACCGACCCTGTGAAATACATCAAGGAACAGGCGAAGTATCAAGACCAGCTTGTCAGATGGCAGAACCAGCAGTCGCAAGTTTACGCGGTCCAGCAGCGGCAGGCACAGCTTGCCGACATGCAAAGACGGCAGCGTCTGCAGGAGAATGCCGAACGACTGAAAGCCAAAATCCCTGACTTCGCTGACCCGCAAAAGGCGGAAGCGTTGCGCTCGGATTTGGTGAAGTTCGGGCGGGAATACGGATTTACGGATGCCGACCTGATGTCGGTTGACGATGCCCGATCCGTCGAAGTGCTGCACGACGCGATGCAATGGCGAAAGCTGCAGGCACAGAAAGCGCAACCCGTCCAGCGGGCGGAAGCGCCGAAAGTGGTTCGGCCAAAAGCCGTGCGCCCGGAATCGCCCAAAGCCTCCGAGGCAAAAGTCTTTGAACGGGCCAAGAAAACCCAAAGCCC